AGTTCGTAAACAAGAATTATAAAAGTGATTTAGTTGAATCAGTAAACGAAGATACTAAAAAAAGATTTGATGTAGATTTCTATAAAGGTAATGGTGATAGACAGACATCACATGAAGAAATTATCAGAGGTGATAAATTTTCAGATATAGTTTCTCAAGCAACCAAAGTTGCAAAATCAAAAGGTATGAATTATGTTGAATTTTATTATAAAGATTCATTTATAGGCTCTATTGATAAGAGAAACGGGTATGAATTCAAAAAAGGTAGAGATTCTGAAAAATCACCTTTATCTATAAACGAAGTAGCTAGTAGAACTGCAATGGAAATTGGTGGTTTGACTGGTATGAACAAAGATGCTATCCAAAAGTTTGTTGATGATAACAACTTGGATATTGAAAAAGTATATCAATATGTTAAGAAAAGTAAACTTCCAGCAAGAATGGATTTTGTAACTGCGGTTGCAGGTAAACCAAATAACCCTATCCAAAAGAAACTGATTAAGATGTTTAGTGAATCGGTAGTAAACGAAGCAAAATACGATATTGGAATGGGTCGTAAAGGAAATGGTATTACAGTTTACAACAGAGCAGAAGAAGAAAAAGGTGATTACAAAACAATAGCACATATTTCAGATAATGGAACTGTAAAATACTATGATAAGAAACTTCCATCTAATATTAAAAAACAAATTGAAGCTGAAGCATCTAAGATGAAAGAATCAGTTAAAGAGGGAACTAAAATGATAAAATTAAAAAACTTACTAAACGAATCATTTGGATTCGGTGAATTGCCATCATCTAAATTAATGAAGATGAAAGTACCTGCAAAACAGGTGTTAAAAGAAGGAACTCGTTCACAAGTAGGATATATCGATAACAACGGAAACATTAAATCCGCTTATGTTCACTTTGATGGTTATCCAGAAAATATGAAACCAGGTATCAAAAAACATATGAAAAGTGAAAAAGATGTTAAAACCTTAATTAAAAGAGGTGGAGCACGTGGAATATTTGATGATAAAGATATTGAGTATTATGATGATAAATCTGCTAAACCAATGAGTGGTAATCTTGAAGATATTGAAAAATACATAAAAGATTCAGATTTTAAAGGTGGTGCAGAGTTTGTATATCTATATAACACTAAAGATAAAAAGTGGTATTTCGCCGATACATACAAAGATAAAGAATTAAAGAAATTATATTAATATAGGAATAGTAATGGATAAGGCAGATATACTACAAGATATTTCAGTAGAACTTTCTAAATCAATAAAGAAACATCTACAACACATTAAACAACTACCTACAAAGGATAAAAAAGAAATTGAAAAGTTGATTAGTACTTTTAAAGATGGGTTAGATGATTTATCAGAAGATGTTAATGAATCATCTGTCAATGAAGCTAAAATCGCATTCATTAATGATAAGTTGATTGGAGATAGAATCCAAAAATCAGGATTATTACCATTATTAGGTACTAACTCTAAACCATTTAGTGGTGAAAAAATGAAGTTTACAAGAGAATTAAGTAATACTTTAAAAAAACTATACAAAAAATACAGTTCACTTGATGTAAAATAACTTTATAAAAACATTTCAATATTTATATACACCTATCATTCAATTGGTAGGTGTATTTTTTTTAAACAAAACAACATTATATGGAAAAAAACAAAAAACCTTACAAAAAAGTTAGAAGAGATGACATGGAGATTGTAGGTAATCACATGGCAGTAAAAGTAGTTCACAACCAAATCGAACCAGCACTTAAACTATGGAAAAATAGACTAAAGGACAGTGGTAAGTTAGATGAGGTTAGAGATAGAAAAGAATTTCTTAAACCATCTGTAATCAAACGAAAGAAAAAAGAAGATGCTATCCGAAAAGAAGCACGAAATCGAAGATTTCAATAAAAATAAACACTTTTTAATGTTTTTAATTTTATATCACTATTTATTAAAAATCAATATCACTTTCCCAATAGGTGATTAACGTATATTATTATACAAACACTCATTAAGATTACTAATAATCTTATTTCCAAAAAAAATTTAGGAGAATAAAATGGCAAGAAAAGACTTGTTATCAGAAGCAATTGCAGATGCAAAAGCAGTGAAAGAAACGGCTTTAGCAAACGCTAAACTAGCTTTGGAAGAAGCTTTTACTCCAAAACTTCAATCAATGATTTCAGCTAAGTTAGCTGAAGAAGCTGATGAAGATGAGGATGAAGAAATGGAAATGGATTCTGAAGGGATGTATTCCGAAGAAGAAGACATGGAAGATGAAATGGAAATGGATTCTGAAGAAGATGAAATGGAAATGGATTCTGAAGAAGAAGACATGGAAGATGAAATGGAAATGGATTCTGAAGGGATGTATTCCGAAGAAGAAGACATGGAAGATGAAATGGAAATGGATTCTGACGAAGAAGAAGACATGGATGACGAAGAAGATTTAGATTTAGAATCTGTAATCGCTGAATTAGAATCAGAAATGAATGAAGAAGAAGATGAGGAATCATCTGAAGAAGAAGACATGGAAGAAGTATATGAAGGTGAAGAAGAAGATGAAGAAGAAATCGATTTGGATGAAGTAATCAACACTCTTAGAGAAATGTCTGAAGAAGATGAAGAAGAAGAAGTAAACGAAGAAGAAGTAAACGAAGAAGAAGTAAACGAATTGGAAGAGGCTTATAATACTATTAAGTCATTACAGTCTACTATCAACGAAGTTAACTTATTGAACGCTAAACTTCTTTACACTAACAAATTATTCAGAACATTTGACTTGAATGAAGGTCAAAAAGTAAAAGTTCTTGAAAACTTTGATAGAACATCTTCAGTTCGTGAAGTGAAATTAGTATTTTCTACTATAGCTGAAAACTTAAATGTAGCTAAGAAGAAAAAAGTAGTTGTTAAAGAAGGATACGCTTCAAAAGCAACAAAAAGTTCTGCACCTAAGAAAATAATTTCTGAGGGTAATGATATGGCCGCAAGATGGAAAAAACTTGCAGGTTTAAAGTAATTTAAAAAGAAAAACGGAGAATAAAAATGGATTTAAAAAATATCCTTAACGAAGGTTCTTCTCATACCGCTAGATTGTCAGAAGCTACAAGAGCTTTGGCAGGGAAATGGGAAAAAACTGGTCTTTTAGAAGGAATCGACAACGAAGTGGAAAGAGCTGGAGTTGCAACCCTTTTAGAAAACCAAGCAAAACAATTAGTAAAAGAAGCATCATCTACTGGTACATCTGCAAACTCTGAAGAGTGGGCTGGTGTTGCTTTACCATTAGTAAGAAGAATCTTTTCTGAAATCGTAGCAAAAGACTTTGTATCAGTTCAACCAATGAACTTACCATCAGGTCTTGTATTTTACTTAGATTTCAAATATGGTACTAACCAAGCAGGATTTGTAACTGGTTCTGGTAAAGATTCACAAGCTGATTCTGTATTCGGTATCACAGATACTACATCAGATGCTTCAGGTGGTTTATATGGTGCTGGTAGATTTGGTTACACAATCAATGATGCTACAACAGTATCTCAATCTTTAGACACTGCTGTAACTACAAACGTTTACGCTACTGGTTCTGTAACTGCTGCAACTTATAACTATGATACTAATTTCTCTGCATCTTATGCAACTGAAATAGCAAGTGGTGAAGTTTCAACTGTAACTGTACAAACTGCATCTATCGCAAACTTTGATACTAAAGGTATTAGAGCATTTAGATTGACAGGTGTTGCTGACCAATTCCCACAATTTACTACATTAAGTGGTGGAAACATTGTATTCGTAGCACAATCATCAGCATTTGGTGATGTTTTTGTTAAGTATCACAAACAACCAACTGATGTTACAAGAGGTGATTTCGAAGCAACTGGTACTTCACTAAGTGGAAATCCAGAAACAGATATCGATATTCCAGAATTGAATGTTGAAATGAAATCAGAACCAATCGTTGCTAAGACAAGAAAGTTGAAAGCACAATGGACTCCTGAATTCGCACAAGATTTGAACGCTTACCACTCAATTGATGCTGAAGCTGAATTAACTTCTATGTTATCTGAGTACATCTCACAAGAGATTGACTTTGAAATCTTAGATATGTTAATCCAAGATGCTAAAACGACTGGTTACTGGTCATCTACTGTAGGTAGAGAGTGGAATGGTTCAGCATTCGCTGATTACTCTTCAGTTGGTGCATCTGCATCTGCATTTACACAAGGTGCATGGTTCCAGACTTTAGGAACTGTAATTGCTGGTGTATCTAACAAAATTCACCAAAAAACTCTTAGAGGTGGTGCTAATTTCTTAGTAGTATCTCCAGATGTTGCAACAATCATTGAATCTATCCCAGGATATGCTTCAACAGCAGATAACGGTGATGCTCAATTTGCATTCGGTGTAACTAAGATTGGTTCATTGAACAGTAGATTCCAAGTATATAAGAATCCTTATATGAAAGAGAACGTAATTCTTATGGGTTATAGAGGAACACAATTCCTTGAAACTGGGGCAGTTTACTCTCCATATATTCCATTGATTATGACTCCTTTAGTGTATGACCCTAAAAATTTCACGCCGCGTAAAGGTGTAATGACACGTTACGCTAAGAAGATGTTGAGGGGAGAATTTTACGGAAAAGTATACGTAGATGGATTACACAAAATTCAGTAATTAATTACAGAGTTTATACTTAAAATTAAAAGGGGTGAGAAATCATCCCTTTTTTTATGCAATAAAGTTATTAACAATTTACATTTATTGAGGTGTTATTAAATTTTAAATCTGTAATTATAGATAAATCTATCTTTTTAGTTTAAACAATAATTGAATTAATCAAACTATGTAAACATAAGTTAGATGAAGAAAGTTAAAAAAAGAATTATAAATTTAAAGCTGAAGTCTTGCCATATGATGAAAAGTTTTCATATATTCATCATAAACGTATTTCATTATCATTTTAACTTTACTATCTAAACGTATATCATCGGAATATTCAATTGGTATTGGGTGTGGTTCTCTTCGGCTATTATAATAGGTTGTCATAACTAATAGATTACTATTTGGAATAGCTGATTTAAATACATACCATTTAATTTGTTCGTAATTATATACTCTACCATTATGAGTAAATGTAAAATCAGTTATTATGAACCCATTATTACACAATTTCTTAAAAAAATCATATTGTTTGCGATTCCATTTCATAATTACACTATTTTAAAGTTCACCTGATGAATGATATTTTATAACCATCATATCGTTTACATATGATTTTGATTTGGTATAACGTTCTATTTTTTTAGTAGTAATGTATGTATCAGCTGCAGTTTTATTTATAAATGTTTTAAGAATAACTCCCTTATCAACCACATCAACACAATTTACACCGTTAACTACTTTTTTTGATTCTTTAATTTTCATATCTCTTAATTTTTATTACATAGTAAATGTACCACTAATATTTAAAATATCCAAACTTTTAATATTAAGTAATTGTTAAGATATTATTGGAATACCAAACCATCTGATATTTATATTAAAGGTTTTATAAATACGAAGGAATATATGGCTGAAAATAAATTAAAGAACCCACCAAAGGGTAATGTTAGATTCTCAATAACACTTTCAGAAGAACAGAAACAATCAAAAACAGAAATTCTAAATCACCCATTCAATTTTATAGTAGGTAAAGCTGGTAGTGGTAAAACCTTACTTGCAGTTCAAATTGCATTGGATATGTTTTTTAAAAGAAATGTAAATAATATTGTTATTACACGACCAACTGTATCAAACGAAGATAATGGGTTTTTACCTGGTTCATTAGAAGAAAAAATGGAGCCGTGGTTAGTTCCAATTCGTTCTAATATGAGAAAAGTTTACAATAAACCTGCTATATTAGAAAAGATGGAAAAGGATGAACATATCGAATTGGTAAGTTTATCACATTTCAGAGGAAGAACATTTGATGATTCCATAATTATAGTAGATGAGTTTCAAAATTTAACCAAACAGCAACTACTTATGGTATTGGGTAGGGTTGGTAAAGGTTCTACAATGATTTTATGTGGTGATAAGCAACAAATTGATTTAAAATTCAATAATGATTCTGCAATTCACGAAGTTCCTAAGTTAAAAGGTTCAAAATGGGTGTATGATGTTGTTCTAAAAGATAACCATAGACATGAATCATTAGATGAAATATTAAGATTACTTACAGAATACTAAAATCTTAAATATTTATTAATAAAGATAATTAGAGGTAACAATGTCAGCTGGAAAATACTCATTCACAATAGAACAAGGTGCAACACTACAATTTGAAATTCAATATAAGGATTCTAACAATTCTCCCATCGATTTAAGTACATATAACGGTAGAATGCAGGTTAGACCAACTGTTGGTTCATCTGATGTATATTTAACTCTCTCATCCACTCTACAGAGTGATGGGACGGGACTTAACTTCAGTGGTTCAAATGGAAGTACACCAACTGAATCAGGTTCAATTGGAATTTATATTTCAGCAGTAACATCATCAAACTTAGATTTCAATGAAGCGTATTATGATTTGGAAATTTACAGTGGGAGTGGTAATAGTGAATATGTTGTTAGATTGTTAGAAGGTAAAGTTAAATTATCTAAAGAGGTAACTCGATAAATGTCATCTAAGAGGGTAAACATAGTAGATAACGCCAATGAAGTACGAGTAACAAACTCAAACAAAAAAATTGAGATTGTGGATACTAATGTCCCATCTAATATAGAGATTGTACATCCAATTTCTACAGTTGTTGAAGTTAAAAGTCAAGGACCTCAAGGCCCAATCGGACCTGGTGGTGTAGTTGGACCACCTGGACCAATCGGACCGGCTGGGCCAGGTAGTATATTTGAAGAAATTGATGATAGTTTATATTTTACAACATCATCACTACAAATTACAGGTTCCGTTATAACTACTGATATTATTGAAACACCCTCATTTTTAATTAATAGAGAATTACAATCGTTACCTATATTTTTAGTAAAAGTAGCAGATGTAGAAAAATTAAAGATTAATGGGGATGGTACATTTATAATAAATGAATCAACTGAACTACCAGATGGTGAAAATGGGGCGGTTGCGGTAAGTGGTAGTAATTTTTTTATCTTTTTATAAAACAAACATATTTATATAAAACACAAATAGGAAAACTAAAATGCCAGAATGGAAAAAGGTCATAGTATCAGGCTCACAAGCCGAACTTAACAATTTAGTAGTAGATAATCATGTATCCGCATCATTATTTTCGGGTTCATTCTATGGGGATGGTTCGAATTTAACTGGATTAGATGTAGCGATTAATTCATATACTAATGCAGCTGACAACAGAGTAATAACATCAGTTGATGGTACGACTGTAAATGGTGAAGCAAATTTAACATTTGATGGTTCTACTCTAACAGTAACAGGTGATGCTAGTATCACAGGTAATACTACTTTAGGGGATGCATCTGGTGATTCTGTAACTATAAACGCCGCTACAATTGATGTTCCAAACATTGCAGCTGGTACTGATAACTCAGTAGTTGTTTACAATGGTTCAACATTAGTAACAGATGAAATTGATTCAAGAGTTTGGGGAGCTACGTTATTAGATAATAACGGAACACCATTAACATCAGGTAGAGTACCATATGCAACCGATGGTGATAGTTTAATTGATTCTGCAAACCTAACATTTAATGGAACTACATTAACCGCTAATTCTGCTACAATTACAAATGATTTAACGGTTGGTGGTGATTTAATAGTTAATGGTGATGTAACGAATATAAACACTACTAACTTAAATGTTGAAGATAGATTCATATTAATTAATTCAGGATCTGTTGCATCTGATTCAGGTATTATATTCGGTGGTGTTACATCAGGAACATCTGGAGCATCTTTCTTCTACGATAATGATACTACACGATTAGCGTATACAGCGGCGAGTGTGGCTTCAAACGCTACATCAGCAACACCATCTGGATATATAACAGTTGTTTATGATGTAACTGGAGCTTCACATACACCTGAAGATAAAATTGGTAATATGAAAGTTGAAAGTAGTGAAATCTTTATATACGTATAATACAGTATAACAAGTTATGAGTAGTCTTAGTAAAATTAAAAATGATATAAAATCTGGTGATGGTGGTTCTAATAAACTATCAACATCAGAATTGGAATTTTTATTAAAAATGATTTCGGAAACGGCATTTAAGGGTAAAGATGTCCAAATTGTATATGATACTGTAGTAAAACTTCAAAATTCTATTTTAGACTTACAAAATAAATAAATTCCATATAAAATCATATTTATAATAAATTATTATAGGCCGAAAGGAAGTGGGCAGAGTTGTACTGTAACCAACCGTAATAAAGGAAATATATGCCAAACTGGAAAAAAGTCATCACATCTGGTAGTGATGCACAACTTAACTCATTATTTGTAACTGGTGCAGTAACAGCATCATCAATATCATCTTCCTATATAGATTTAGTTCCATTAACCAATGGAGATATACCTTCCCATAAAGAAGGAAGAATATTTTTTGGTCAAGAAGATGGTGCGTTAGAAGTATATAATGACGAAGCTGATATAACTTTGCAGGTAGGTCAAGAATTTTGGGTACGTGTTTATAATGATTCGGGGTTAGAAATTTTAAACGGAACTCCTTGTAGAGTATCAGGTTCACAGGGTGATAGATTAAAAGCATGGCCCGCTATATCAGAAAACCATACGGGGTCAGCTGAATTTGAAAACCACATATTAGGTGTATCTACACATGATATAGGAGATGGTGAAGAAGGATATATAACCGCTCAAGGTATTGTGAGGGGTGTTGATACATCTGAATTTATAGCAGGTGACATTTTATATTTACAAACAGGTTCAGCAGGTTACCGAAACACCCCACCACCATTTCCATACGATATAGTGCAAGTAGGATATGTAGCCAGGTCAGCATCCCCAAATGGATTTATATTTGTAGAACCAGTTGAACCTGTACATTTCAGTAATATATCAGGTTTATCAGGTTCAAATCCAAGTTTAGGTGATTTGTGGGTTTATCAATCAAATAATGCGTGGTCACCTTCAAACATATTACCTAATATTATAGCATCTGGCTCATTTACGGGTTCATTATTAGGAAATGCTTCAACATCAACATCTGCATCATATGCAACTACTGCTTCATATTCTGATACAGCTTCATTTGCTCCTGATTATGTTTTAAATAGTGTAACAAGTTCATTTGCAACTACGGGTTCAAATAATTTTAATGGTAATCAAACAATAACTGGTTCATTATTAATTTCATCTTCTACATCAGAACCTCTAACAGTTTATGGTAGTGGTTCAACATTATTCGAAGTAATAGGTTCAGTTGGTTCAGTATTCTCAAT